CGACAAAGAAGTCAACTATCGTGTCCACCCATTCTCTGGAGGCTCCAGAGGACGTAGCTGTCCCCAGAAACCTGGTGAGTAAGGTGGATGGCTGGCTCGCAATCGTAGAGCGAGCGGTGAAAGTCTCGGGTTACGAGGTTGGTTCTCGTGACCTGACGGACTACGCGGCTACCCTTTTGGGTCTCGATCCGCAGTACGTCGGAGACGTGCTAACACCTCTACTCAAGGGTTTACCCCATGAGTACGAGGTACCAGGGCCCAGTGAAGGACCCTCGGAATGTGTGCAAACTTCTGATGAAAACGAAGGACAAGAAGGTTTCAACTCGCCCTCTGAGGAGGATGTCTTGAGGAGGAATCTATTGGCTGACGTTCGAAGGAAGGGTGCCTCATCTGAGGCTCTGAACCTGGAAACCCTGACGCACTTCCAACTTGCTGTTTGGAGCGAGCTCAGAGAAACTGAGCTGGGGAATGTACTTCCATCCGTTCTTGCTCCACTCGATCTCATTCCTGAGAAGTTCGACGACGAGGATGACTTTAACCTCATGAAGAGGTGCTACTGCGCCAGAGTTCTAAAGAACTGGCGTGAGCGTCATACTCGTGGAATTCCTCATGAGATGCAGTGGATGAGAACGCATGAAGGACAAACCCTCGCTGAAGCTGCGACCTGGCATCGACCTGTTGACCAGGGTCGATCCGGGATGTCCGTTGCGGACGCAGTGCGACTTTCGGGTTTCACTGGCAAGAGCCAAAAGAATTGGCGAGACGGTGTGACAGAGCGGATAACCGCGATCTGGGAACAGGCTTTCCGGATGTTCCAGAACTATGTATGGATCTGTCGTCTTCACGGCTTGAAGGCCGAAATGTCCGACAAAGCTAGGAATGAAGCCCTTTACAGATGGTTTCTGTATGGGCTGACTGGCAAGTTGGAGAAGGTGTTGAAGTATAAGACGACTTATCTATTGTGTATGGCAATGGAACAGAAGGAGTTTCCAGAGGATCCCGGTCTCTTCCGAGGGGACCGTCCGGACTATCTTTTTGGAGGTGGTCTGGGTCATGCTCTGCGTGGACGATGTGCGTCTACGAAGTGTCGCACCCAAACGGTAAGATTGGCCTACGATCTTCTCTCAGCTAAGAGGGGATCTCATGACATCGACGACCGTTTTGTGGAAGACGCGTTGGAAAAGCACTTTAAGCTTTTGACAACCGAACAGACGAGTATCCTAGAGGGACCTCTGATGGACCGGTTCATCGAAGAAGTTCGAAGAACGGCCCGGGAGGCCTGCCAGGGTGCTACTGGTCGGAAGTTGAAGTCAAAGTGTCCAACGTTTGGGTCTTGTGCCCAACATCCCCGTAGTGGTGGAGGTGCCTTCGGGTACCTCCACACCTTCTTCGAGGAGACCTTGCCAGGTCCCCCAGAAGGCTTTCTCTACGGTTACGCGTCGTACACGACTCAGGTGGTCGAGGTCAGAGTTCCCTCCTTTGAGTGGGAGGAGGTCGAGGAGATGATATCGGTTCTCTCAAGGAATTCGGATTTCATCCCGTGCGCTCCAGTTGCCCTGCGTGAGCCCTTCAAATGTCGGGTTATCACACGTGGGTGCGCTGTCAAGTACCATGTAGCGAGGCAATACCAGCCTCGCCTACACAGAGCCCTTTCCCGGAATCATCCATTCCGACTGACTCAAGGACCAGCTCAACAATGTCATATTGAAGAGTTGCTCTCTAAAGTCCATCGGTTGGATCATCCGGAAACTGGGTTCTGGGTATCTGGCGATTACGAAAGCGCCACGGATAACTTTGTTCCGTGTCTCAGTGAGGCGGCCCTGGAAGGAGCCGCTGAAGCGCTGAGAATTCCTTTTGAGGACAGATTTGTTCTCCTGCAGTCCCTCACTGGTCACATTGTGAAGTGGTCAGGTCGGTTCTGCGAGAAGGAACCAGAAGTCCAGAGATGGGGACAACTCATGGGAAGCCCGACTTCCTTTCCGATCTTGTGTATCGTGAATGCAGCGATTAATCGCTACTTCCTCGAGAAAGAGACCGGGAAGCGGATCCCATTGAGATCATGCCCTTTTCTGATCAACGGTGATGATATCCTGTTTTGGTGTCCAAGTGATGCTGCCTATGGGCGGTGGAAGTCGACACTGGCGCAGGCTGGTCTGAAGCCCTCGATCGGTAAGAATTTCTGTTCCGAGCGTTTTCTGGTCATTAACTCTGAAATCTTCGAAGTAACTCGTCATGTTGACTACTTCGGACAAGCGGGGTGGAGGTTCAAGCAGAGCCTCCCTACCATAAATCTCGGTCTCTATTACGGGACCAAGAAGTCCGAGTCAAGTCATAGCCTTGAACAAACAATGTTCGGCACACATGAGTTACAACGAGATTCGTTCAGACAAAGAGCCTTCGATTGGATCGAGGGCTATCCAGAAAATCGGGACGGAATGATGTCTCTGTTCCTTCGCAAGAACAAGGAGTTGCTTCATTCGTTACCAACCGGTATGTCGTGGTTTGTCCACCCAAAGTTCGGCGGTGTGGGTCTTCCTGTAACAAGGGAAGTCACCATCACTGAAGGACAGAGGAAACTGGCTGCTATGATGTATCTTGAGAGAGATCCGGTTAAGCGGAAGAAGTTGATTCCTGGGACGCAAGGCGCTCTACCAGGCTTTATGGAAACACTGATGGTTGATTCTGGAAGGATCCTGAAATCCCTGGGGGCCAAGGTTGAGGAGAACGGTCGCTATGACGATACTCATCTGATGCGACTGTCACCTTCTTACTTTGGCCTTCAGTTGGATAGTACGGATCCTGAAGGGAAAAGACGCCTGAGGTATTTCTTTGAGAAAGCCTGGC